TAAATGAGATGCACGATCTAAATTTACGGTAGGACCTTCTGGATGACCTAACTCACCAAGAGCACGACCGCTTTTTATGAATGACTCATTATATTTAGACACTTCTCTCTCAAGAGTTGCTAACGGATACATTCTTCCGTTGCGGTTTTTGATCTCTCCTTGTAGAAAAGTACCTTCTATATAGAGTTTTTTCTTACCGTTTTTCTCTTCAGTTAAGACTTGTACGTCTTCAACCTTCTCCGTTATCAGTTTCATTAGGTGTTTCCTCTGTTTCTTCTGGTTCGTACAGAAAGTTTTTTGCAATTTCAATTTTTTGCTGATCAATAGCAGCAGCGGTCATTGTATTCATCGCATCGTCAACCTCTGAACTGACATCTTTTGATCCAGAAAAGAGTTTGTTGACTATTTCCATAGCTCCAATGCTAGGCATAATTAATTCCTCAATTAATACTATTTAGAATTCTCCGCGTTTATAATCAGCGGGAGACACTGATTCGGGTCCTGTTGATGTAATATCTTCGGACTCTTCCTCTGGTGGAGCATCCATTGGTGCACCCTCCATAGGTTCTCCTGTCATAGGATCAAGAGCAGCGGGATCTGGTAATTTACCAGTGCTAATTTCTTTTTCCATTTGCTTATCAATCTCCTTAATCTCAGCGTCTGACTGACGTAAGACCTTACGACGTATGTAATCAAGAGAGAAGTAACGACCCGCAAAAGGATCCATTGTAGTAACAAGATTCAATCTTTCATTCAGAATTTCTTGATCTTTTAATTCACTGAAGTAGTTATCAGCGATAAAATCATACTGAATGTGCTCAGACATATCATCCCATTCTTCAATAGAGATGATACCTTTTAAAACTAATTGTGTTTTAAGTAAATCGTGGAATAATTCTGAGAATTTTTTGCGGAGACGTGTGACAAACTTTTGGAATTTAACTTCATCACGTGTAATCTCAGCAGCACGACCCAAATTAAATGTGGAATCAGATTCTAATCTAGACTCTGGTACATTTAATGCACGATATAGTTTCTTTTGGAAGTACTTGACATCCTCAAGTTCTCCAAGATTTTGTCCACCTGGGAGCGTAGTGATCTCAGTGCCTCTCCCGCCTTCTCTTCTGGGCAACCAGAAGTCTTCGAGCATTGACATAAATTTTCTGTCATCTCTTATTTCTCCTGTATCTGCATTGTAAACTAACTTGTTTCTATAGCGACTCATAACCTCACGGAGGTATTGTTCCGCTTTTTGTTTTGGTAGATTACCTACATCAATGTAGAATATTCTACGTTCTGGTGCTCTTGATAATCTATAGATCACAAGACTATCTTCAATCATTCTAAGTTGATTGAGTGCTTTGATTGCCTTATGTAAATGTGACATAATCACATTCTTATTCATATCTTTCAAACCACTGTGGCAGAAAGCAATAGCATCAGATGCAATCTTGATCCCTGTAGTTTCAAGACCACGTAAACCTTTTTGATTGTAAACGTAATATTCTGCTGATCTAGGTGCAGTCAAAGATTCCATTGTGCGTGGATCTACAAACTGCCTATCTTTCTTTGCTTCAAATTCTATTACTTTACGAATCTTACGGGGGTCAATATACCTTAACTCTGTAATACCACGACGAGGATTCTTAGTATCAATGACCTTATGGTAATATAACTTTCCATCTATGTACCATCTGCGGAATATATCGTATGCTTTCTTATCAAAATCTAGTAATCTGAGAACGTTATGAAACTCGTCTCTAATTTTTTTGCGTATCCCTGCACTTACTTCTAAGTTTGCTAGGTCTACATCTACAGGACTATCATCTCTGTCACCTGCGATTGCCTCATTGACAACATCATCCACTGCCCTATCACACTCTGGGTGAATGGACATTTCTCTATATCGTCTAATAAGATCTGATTCGTCTTTATAACTACCATCTAAGTCAATAGCGGTTCCAAAATAACCACCACCTGCTACGGGAGTTGCAGCATCATCAGATTCTTTACGCACAAAAGAAGGACCATTATTCTGACCCTTCTTCGCACGCTCAAGAGAATAACCAAAAAGTTGAGACATTAACTATGTACCTGTTCTACGTAACTATTTAGCGAGGTAAGAAACCGCGTTTTTATGACTGGTTTCCGCTATCTACGTCGTTGTCGTAAGTCCAGTATTGTACTTGGAACTCTACAGTGTACTCTTCTGGAGTGTCATTTGTTCCCCAGTCAAGTTCGATAGCACTGATGTTACTTGGCCAGATACCTTCAAATCTATAAGTTCTGATAATGTTTCCTTTACGATCCATCTGACGAACTTTTGCTGTAGACTGATAGTCTGCAATAGTATTTGAATTTTGGAAGTTTTGTTGTAGTGCTTGGATGTTAGATGACCACGCCTCGAAGAATGCTCTGAACTTAAATGATTGATCATTAAGTACAGTCACTGTCCAAGGTTCAAAGGTTCTATCACCTGCAATTTTTAATTGTCTTCCTCTGTAAGGAACGTTAACAACTCCTACAACGGATGCGGGAATGTTTGCTGCCTTTACAAGGAATGTACCAAACGCATTTGCTGTAGTAGCGTTTAGTTGTGAACCACCGCTTAGTGTTTCTAAAACGTCAGCGGTTGATCCAGTTACTCCACCAGGTTGAGGTGTAATCTCACTCTGTAAAACAGGAGGTGCGAATACTTCAACTTGGAACAGATTAGGACGTGCAAAGTCCTTTACGTTATCTCGGAAGGTAAAGATAGGTGCTTTTATGTTTGCACCTTGTACCTGTCCTGGTTGTGCTTCTGCCATTGTTAGTTACTCTCTTGATTAAGATGTTACTTCACTGAAACTAGAACCAGTTCTAGTAGCGGTAAAGGTTAATGTAATGTAGTTGATAGAGCGTGTTGGTTTCACGAATATCTCCGCGAAGAACTCTCCTCTATCTATTGCTTCAGGTGGGTTGTTGCTCGTATCGCAAACGACCAAGAAATCAACGATTCCGCGACGAGATTGTATTGAACGTAGGAATGGTTCTACGATGTTCTTGAATGAAGAACGTGTAAACTCATCGTTAAGTTCAAAGAGTTGTGTTTTTGCTGCGTCTGCTATTGCATCTTCTAGTACCAAGAACAAGCGACGAACGTTAATTCTGTCGAATGCTGATTGATATGAAAGTGCAGTCTTGTCACCGAATAGTACAATACCCTGACCTGGGAATGATACGATTGGGTTGACTCTTGCAGCATAGAGTTTGTCTCTATGATCTTTTAGAGGTGAGTAAGCAAGTTTAATTGCATTACGTAATTGACCTCTATTAAATCCTGCGGGTGAGAACCACGCTTCTGAATTTAATGTTGCACTTAGTACAAGACCTGCAACGTCTGCGTTACAAGGAACGTAACGATATACGTCATTGTACTTGTCATAGATGTACTTATAGTTGTTATCGAATACAGCGTAAGATGTTGATCCTAACTTACTGTACATATCGATTGTTTTATTAACAATTACATTTGTGTCTGATTGTCCTATTACATCTCCGCGTGATGGTGAGATAAATGCGATACAATCTTTACGAGTTGCAGCAATGTCAATGATCTTCTGTGCTTTAGCAACAGTATCATTAGCGTTTGCCATTGATGGACCCATCAAAATGTAATCTACATCAACTGTTTCTCTATCACCTATAAGGTCATATCCACCAAGGATATTTGCACGAGATACTGTGTATCCGTCTACTCCACCTTGTAGTGTGTATTTTACAGTTGAACCATTTGTTGTGCTGATTATTTCACGACCAAGATTTGTTTCGTTATCTTTGATTGGTGTTGCGTATTTGATAAGATCAAATGAACGAGACACACCAGATAAACCAAACCCGCCATTAGCAGCACTATCAACATCCATTAATGATGATCCTTCGTGAGAACCCCAGTAAACGTATGCTGAGTTAGATTTGATTACATCTTTATAGTAAAGTGTTTCGCCTTGTACACCTTTAGCGTCTGTAGACTTAGAAACAAATAGGAATTTCTCAAGGACTGATCCAGGAGTTCCTGTTAGTTTTCCATCTCCGTCAAGGATGAGGATGTGCATCTGGTCATTATCACCACCGCGATCCTTTACCCAAGGAGAAGTTGTAGGACGTGGAGCAATGTTGATCCATTTTTGTTCGCCACCATAGTAACGTTCTTCGTATTCTGAACGTACGCTTAATACTTGAATACCACCACTAGAAGTGTTGTCATCATCGATTGTGTAGTTTGCTGCAAAGTCTTCTGAACCTGCATTGTTTACAACACGTAACTGACGTTCAACGCTTTCTACTGTTGCTTTGTCACCTGTTCTGTTACCACCTGATGCTGCATCCCATAATGCAATAACATCACCTGGATCAAGAACATCTGATGACTGAGCATAGTCAACGTTAAGTTCAATCTTTCTTGTTACAGGATCATATGCTACGACCTGTCCAAGAACGTCGATAGATGATGGAGATGAAGCATCTGTTTCTGCTCTCCAATACTCACCAACCTTAAAGTCTCCATTAATAGTTGTAGGACTCAATGTAACAACCATTGTGTAACTAAACACTTTTGCTTGTGAGTTTCCTAGACTATAGGATATATTTGACTTGTTTGTAATTATATCTGTGAAATCCCATTCAGCAGATGTAGGTGCTCCGAGTGATAAGATTTGATCTGGACCTGCATCGGTCATCACTATTCTTAGTGAGTTACCAAAAACTCCAGGGAATCTTGAACCCCACTTCCAAGCGTTAGCAGCAGTCTCGATTGTTGATTCATACTCCTCAATGTTTTTAATAAGAGGAGCAGTAACACCTGTTACAGTTGTCTCATTAATAAATGTTTTGCTGACTGTTACAGTTAGACGAGCAACAGCAACACCATCTGTGTGAGATGAAGCAGTTGTGCTTAGTTCTCCACGTGTTACGGTTAAGTCGTTTCCAACGATAGCACTTACACGAATTATCTCATCTTCAATCTTTAAGTAGTCGTTTAACTGTACGTTAAGTGCACCACCGTCAGCAACAGTAACTGTTGTGTCACTTGAACTTAATGTTCCACCCTCGTTTAAAGTTGTAGATGTTCCTGCTTGTTCTATTAATGTAATAGATGAACCCGCAGCGTGTGAAGTAGCAGCAGATGCTAACTGTCCACGTAGAACTGTTAGGTCATTACTGTTTACAGCAGTAACCTGTAGTATTTCAGCGTCTATTAAGATCAGATCGTTCTGAGCAAAGTCTGTACTATCCTTAACTGTAAGAGTAGTATCTGCTCCACTGAAAGTTGTCTGAGTTGTTTGTGCTGTGTCTATTGAGTTTTTAAGTGCACTTGCTTCTGCTCTTATGACTTTTAATGTACCGCCATAGAGTAAAAACTGTGATGCACTGTACCAGTATTCGTAGTTAAAGTCACTAGGTCTACCAAATGTAGAAAGTAATTCTTTCTCACTTGTAATATCAACAATCTTGTTGACAGGACCCTTTTCAAAAGAACCGACTATCACTGCCACATTATCTAAAGTTGCATTTGCAACTGTTGTCAGATCCTTTTCAAGTACAACGACCCCTGGTGAAAGTTGGGTGGATGCCATTGTTTAATTCTCCTTGAAAAATGCTTCCAATTTTACTAGAATTATTTATTAATACCGATGTTTCTGATGGGGAAACAAAACGTGAACTGTTTACCAGTCAGGATAGTCACACCATTTACGACTCTTTTTATTTCTTCTACGTACTTGAACACGTTTCTTAGTACATTCTTTACACTCATATGCAAATGCAGATGGGTAGTTACCTCTATCCTTTCTAGTTTTATAAAAATCTGATAATAAATTTTTTGTGACAAGACATTTACGACACCTTCTATCTTCTAATAACAGGTGTTCTAACTCTAACTCGTCTTCTAGGTTCATCTATATTCCCACATATAGGTTCTCTCACCATAAGGATCAGAGTTCCAGACGTTACCATCTTCATCAATGAATGTTGTATCTTCTATGCCATTATCAACAAAACCAAATGGTGCCATATCTGCTTCTATTGCTTCTCTTTGTTCTTCATACATCTTTACACGAACATCATTATCGTGTATCTCTTTGAAATATGGTTGCACTGCTAACCAAGCAAAGATAACTAAACACATAGCAAGGTCATCATTACATCCTTCTTCTGCTTGCCACGACTGTCCTTTCTGAATAAAGGTAGTTAGTTCTGAGATAATATCATAATCACATAGCGTCATCTTATCATCTTCTATTAATTGTTTTAAGTTAGAACAACCAACTTTCTTTACAGCACTAGACATCTTTACACCAAGTTGTACTTTACCACCAGAGAATCCTTGTCCTATAACTTGTCCTGCTCTACCACGCATAGCAGACATTAATAGATTGTCATACTCAAGATCATACTGTATGATGTCTGCTACCTGTGCACCAACGTCATTTACTTCTACTAATACAAAAGCGTGGTTGTATGCACTTGCAGTCTTGACTATAATATCTGGGAATAAAAGGGGTTTAACTGTATTACTTCTATATTTTGCTACTAATTTATACGGAGGTTCTGTAGTATCGAATATACAAAACGCACTATAGTCACCATCTACTCCGCGTGCTACGTCTACAGTCATTGTATAAGTGTGTCCGTCAATCGGATCTTCATAAACATCCAGTCCTACACTGGAGTGTAGAGGATCTTCATAAACCATTAATCTTAATTTACTTGCGGAAATTAGTGTATCTACAGATCCTAGAAACTCACATTCAAACTCAACTCTGAACTGTGCCTCTGATGTGTTTGCTATAGTTTGCTCTTTCCACTTCTGATCTCTACCTGGAACCTGTGACCAGTGCACCTCTGTATTAACATATTCGTTCTTATTTCTTTCTGCATCGTGCCATATTTTATAATACATATTCATCCCGTGAGGGGTAGAAATGATAATAACTTTTGTTGATTTACCAGAAGATATAGTAGGATAGACAGAA